TTTTAGGAATAACGCCTCCTAGTAATGATGAAGCTTCCCCACATGAATTTTTAGAATGTCACTGTAATTGGGATTTAGATGAAGACGGATATGAAGAACCTTACGTAATTACAGTACATAAAGATACAAAAAAAGTTGTTCGTGTTGCTGCAAGGTATGACCAAACAGGAATAGATACGAATGAAAAAGGCGAGATAATTTCTATAGAACCTGTAGAATATTTTACTAACTATGTTTTTATTAATGATCCTAATTCAGGTGTATATGGAATGGGATTTGGTAATTTATTAGGACCACTTAATGAAGCAGCAAATACATTAATAAATCAACTTATTGACTCAGGTACATTAGATAATTTACAATCAGGATTTTTAGCTAAAGGTATTAAAATACCAAATGGTAACACCCCTCTTAAGCCTGGAGAGTGGAGATATGTTAATACAATCGGTGATGACTTAAGAAAAGGTATTGTACCTCTTCCTACAAAGCAACCATCAACTGTATTATTTCAATTACTTAGTATGATGATATCAAGTGGGCAGCAACTTAGTTCAGTAACTGATTTAATGACTGGAGAAAACCCAGGTCAAAACCAACCTTGGTCTACTACATCAGAAGTATTAAAACAAGGATTACAAGTATTCTCTAGTATTTATAAAAGAATACATCGTTCAATGAAACGAGAATTTAAAAAGATATATAGATTAAATATGTTATATCTTGAAGATGAAAAGTATTTTGCAGTATTAGATCCTGCTGGACCAGAAGATCAAACTGCTGTTATTGGTAAAGCTGATTTTGAGGATGAAGCAATGGATATTGTTCCAAATAGTGACCCAACAAATATATCTAACGCTGAAAAGTTAGCTAAGGCTGAATCATTAATGCAATTGTTACAATTAGGCTCAGTTAATGCACAAGTTGCTACTAAACGTATACTTGAGGCGCAAGACCAAGAAAATATAGCAGAGTTAATGCAGATGCCTGAACCGCAACCTAGTTTTGATCAGAAAATCAAAATGCAGGAAATGCAAATAGCACAGGCGGAACAAGAAATTACAAAAGTTAAAGTTCAATATCAAGCAGCTAGAGATGAGGCAAATGCCACTTTGACTATGGCTAAAGCACAATCAGAAGTTGAAAGAGTTGAATTAGAAAAATTAAAATTACAATTTGATGCTGAAGTGGAACAAATTAAATTACAATTAGAAGCTCGTGGTAAAGATATGGATGTTCAACTGCAGGAATTAAAAATTGTTCAAGAGCAAATAAAAGCACAAGCGCAAGCTAATAAAGAGCAAGAAAGTACACCTAGTTAACCTAATAGAGGAGAAGAGATATGAGCGGAGATAGATACGCTTGGAAAGGCATGGTTTACACGCAAGAGTTAGTAAACTATTTAAAGACAGCAAAACAAGAGTTACAAGATTTATTTGCTAAGGGTGCATTTTGTGGAGAGACTATAGATACCACAGCAATGACCCACGTAGAAATAATTGGACGATGTAAACTCATAGATGCTGTACTAGAAGCAGTAGATGAAGGAATTCCTTCTGGTGAAGAAGAGGAAGATCTTAAAATAGATAATCCAGCAAAGGATTACAAAGATGCTTAGGGCTTTAGGATATAGATTATTAATTAAGCCCGACGAAGTAGAAACATCTCACGAAGTAAAAGGAACAGATATAAGAATTGCTATTGCCATAGACGAGAAGTTGTATAAAGCAACAATGTCAACTGGAACAGTTGTAGATGTCGGTCCCTTAGCTTGGGTAGATTATAATAAAAATTCTGTTTTAAAGAAGCCTTGGGTAAAAGTTGGAGATAAAATTCTTTATTCAAGATATGGGGGAAAGTTAATACAAGACCCCGAAACTAAAGAAGAGTTTATTATATTAGACGATGGAGATGTTCTTTGTAAGATCATAGACAAGGAGCAAAAAGAAAATGAGTGATTTTGTAGCACAATACGATGATAACGAGACTAAACCTAGCGAAACTAAATCGCAAGATAAGGTTGAAAAAAAAGTAGAAGTGTCTGCACCAATGGATGAAAGTGATGTAATTGAAGCTGAAAAAACTGCTGAGGTTAAAGCATCTACTGAAGATCCTATAGAAGGAGCAGCAAGAGGACAAGGATGGGTTCCACAAGATGAGTGGGACGGAGATCCTACACAGTGGAGAGATGCACAAGTCTTTTTAGAAAGAGGAGAGTATTTCAAAACTATGGGTACCCAGAGAAAGCAGATAGATAAACTAAATACTATGGTAGAAAAAATGGCTAATATACAAGCCTCAACTAGAGAAGATGAAAGACAAAAAGTTTTAAAAGAACTTTCTACCGAAAAAGTATCTGCTATGGAAGAGGGTGAATTTGAGAGAGTAGCTACTATAGATACTGAAATGAGTAAAATCAGATCTGAGCCAGCAATGACTGTTCCAACAATAGTTGGTACTGGCGATGTTGAAGGCCAGACTGAACAAAAATATACTCAAGATCAAATAGCTGATTATATAGACAATAATTCGTGGTATCGTACTAATTCCGATATGCGTCAATATGCTGATTCAGTTGCAGTTGGGTTTAGAAGTAATAATCCTAATACTACAATTGATGATGTTCTTGAATACACGGATAAGGAAGTAAAAATTCGTTATCCTGAACAATTCGGAAAACAAGTGCCGAGCGCATCACCTGTTGCATCTACGAGACGAACCACAAAGCCTGGTCCGAATGGGACACAGAAGAAAAAAACACTGGATGATCTTCCTGCGAGTTCGCGGGATATGTATGCTCAGATCGGACAGTCGTTTGTCGATGCTGGAGCTGTCGACTCTATAGATGAATACGTAGCCGAGCTTGAAAAAATAGGAGAGTTATAGAAATGACTACTAAAACAAGCAAAATAGAAAAAAATCTAGATCGCCCAAAGCGAATACCTATGGCACAGGCCAGACAGGTTTTAAATGTTGAAGATGTACCTGACAACTTAGTTGCTAGGTGGGTCTTAGATACTAAAAACAGATGTCAAGTGTTTGAAAGTGCTGGTTATGAATATATAACAGATAAGGGATTAGCTGTGGGAGATAAAAAAGTTGACGGATCAAGAGCAGCGGGAAGCGTTGTCTGTAAAGTCGGTAACTCGACTGGTGAGATGCTCTACCTAATGGCTATTGACCGTAAATACTATGAAGAAGATCAAGCTACTAAACAAGCGAAGATCGACTCCATAGAAGAAGAACTATACGCGCAGACTAGTAAAGAAGGTCATTACGGAAACTTAGATTTAGATCATAAATCTAGATAATGATTTTTTGCACAAGGAAGCGCTAATTTTAATTTCAAGGAGTAAATATTATGGCTAATGTCGATAGACCTATTGGTCTAAGACCCGTACGAATGACCTCAGGTCAGGCGTTTCACGGGGGCATGACCAAAATGTACGCTGGTGAAAATCTATTCATGGGTGATCCCGTGTTTGGTGCAACTGGTGGTACAGCTTCTAACAGCGGCGCATACCAAAAGGTAACTAGAACTACTTCAGGTACTGGTGGTGTTGTTTTGGGCGTTGTTGTTGGATGGGAACCCGATCCTGATAAATTGGATCGTCTGTTCCACGCATCTTCTACAACTTTAGCATTATACGTAGCTACCGATCCCCAAATCATTTGGGAAATTCAAGGTGATGGCGCTGGTACTGATGCTATAACTGAAGCGGATGTTGGTTTGAACGCTGACTTTACAGTCGCATCTGGGAGCACGACCACAGGTGCATCTAACATTGAGTTAGATGAATCTACAACGGGTGCAGTAGCAATTGATTCCCCTCTACATATCGTAGGGTTATCAGCTACACCAGACAACGATATTGCAGCGGTTAACAAGAAAATACTAGTACGTCTCAACATGCACGCTTATGGTGATGTTGGCGGAACTACAACAGGCATTTAAAGGAGAAATAACAAATGGCTACAATTACAACTGGCTCTTTTGCTAAAGCCCTTTGGCCTGGCGTTAATTCGTGGTATGGTAAATCATACAATGAACACACAGTTGAGTGGAGTAACCTATTTGATTCTTTTAATTCTAGCAAGAATTATGAAGAAGATATGGGTATCACCTCTTTCGGTCTAGCTTCTGCTAAACCAGAAGGTAGTGCAATATCTTATGATGAAGAGCGTCAAGGCTTTCTCACAAGATACACTCACGTCGTGTACGCTAACGGTTTTATTGTAACTCGTGAAATGGTCGAAGATGACCTTTATAGCGTTGTTGCACAAAAACGTGCTAAGGGTTTGGCTTATTCAATGAGACAAACTAAAGAAAATGTTGCTGCTAATGTATATAATCGAGCTTTTAATAACTCGTTTACTGGCGGTGACGGACTAGAACTATGCTCTACTGCTCACGTTAATGTGGCTGGTGGAACATGGGCAAACGAACTAACGACCGCAGCTGATTTATCAGAAGCAGCGTTAGAACAAGCGTGTATTGATATTGGTAAATACACGGATGACCGAGGTTTAAAAATCTCAGTTATGCCTGTATCGCTAAATATACCTATAGACCTCACTTACGAGGCCGAACGTATTATGCATACACCACATCGTGTCGGTACTGCTGACAATGATATTAACGCACTATATAGCATGGGTAAATTCCCAGGCGGTATTATGGTTAATCATTATTTCGCTGATACTGATGCGTGGTTTATACGCACAGATGCTATGGACGGAATGAAACATTTCCAACGTCGACCATTACAATTCGCAATTGATAATGACTTCGACACTGAAAATGCTAAGTTCAAAGCAGTTGAGCGTTATTCATTTGGTTGGACAGACCCAAGAGGCGTTTACGGCTCACCTGGTGCTTAAGACCTAAACTGTTAGGTGGGGAAGTACCATCTTCCCCCCTACTTTTCTTATATAATATAGGAGATATAAAATGGGAATATCAAGTTATCCTAACGGATGGAAAGGTGGAGTTGTCGTAAAAGGCGTTCCATTAGAAATACCAAATCCTGGAAAAGTATTTTGGGTTAATAACTCAGGTGTAATACCTAGTGGTGGTATTGGTGGTTCTGACAGCAATGACGGAACTTATTTAAGACCTTTTAGTACTATAGATGCTACTATTGGTAAATGCTTAGAAAATCGTGGTGACGTTATTTATGTCATGCCTGGTCACAGTGAAACTCTTACTGCGGCTTCAGATGTGGACTTTGATGTAGCAGGTGTTAGATGTATTGGTTTGGGTCATGGTTCTAAGATGGCACGATTCGATTATACAAATGCTGCTGGTGATGTAACTATTGATGCTGATGATGTGGCAATTATAAACATGAATTTCCACGCTAATATAACAAGTATAACAATAGGACTTAGTGTACTTG